TAGGGCCAGTGATAGGATTGACCAAGAGGTAAGGATAGTTGCGAAGGTTATCTTCAGCCCACATCACTTGGTGACCAGAGACTTGCTCAGGAAGCAGGATTGGCTTTTCAACGGATGAAAGCGCACTAATCTCGCCCAGCTTCGATAGCTGCATATTCTTCAGGCGCTGCGGGTCTTTCGCTAGGCGCACTTGGCCCATGCAACGCTCTACGTTGTCAACGAACCAACGCTTACCATAGACAGGAACGATTGGGATGTTCTTGCCAGCAATGTAGCCCATGTCGTCAAGGACACCGCCGCCGCTCATGATATACTTGCGGACGCGCTTACGCTTAACGCGCTTCTGGCGCACTTCAACCGTGCCAACAGCAGCGAGAGTTTCCTCTAGCGTTTCGTCTGCGTCGAAGTCCGCCTGCGTGTAGCGTTCTTCTTCGCCTTGGATTGTCAGAAAGATGCGGACAGTCTCACGGGTTTCTTCAACGCGATAGTATTCAGCGACGAACACAACGTCAGGCGTATCCCAGTCAAACTCATACTGGTGAATCTCTTTAGGCCATGTCGCTGGGTCATCATTCCATTCAGCTTTATAAGCGTCATAGGTCATGGAATACAGAACGAAGCAATACTTAGCGTCAGCTTTGTCCTGGCGCTTAGCGTCAAGATCGAAGAACACAGAGCTATCAGCGTCATAGATTGGTTCTATGCGGATGCGCTGGCGTTCGTCTTCGTCGTTCTCATCATCTTCGTAAGCAGTGCGTAAGCGCCATGCGCCGAAACCACCGCCTACAGCTTCCTCAAAGCCATTGTCGTATGCTTCTTCAGCGCCGCTGTCCCGTTCGTCTGCACGATATAGACCATTGCAAGTCTCAGCTAGCTTCTCATCCGTGTCGCCATCTTTGCTAACAAAGTCTACAGCGATGCGGTTATTTCGATATTCGTTGATGATACGAATGACGCTAAGGTGAATCTTGTTTACCTCGAAGCGCGGCTTGTTTTCGTATTGGTCACCCAGTGGGCCTTCCCATTGTGCGCCAGCGATTGAGTAGAAGCGTCTATCCTGAAGGCACTGGAGACGTTCATCACGCACCGACGATTGAACGCGGTCGAACTCCGTCATCGCCTGTTGATGGATGTTCGCAAACCTTTGTTCTCTATTCAGTCGAGCCATTTACCACCTACTCACAGTTGCCAAAGGTTGCACATCGAAAGTCTTTGGAGGGACTGCTCGACGTATGGCCTCGCACGCATAACGTAGCGCGTCTATAAGGTGATTATCACGATCCGCAAGGATTGGCAAGATTTGTCCTGTCAAGGGGTCAGTTTTATAACTGTAGCACGTTAATTCGTCAATCGTGTGCTGACAGCGAGGGTGAACAACGATGTCGTATGACTTCAACCATTCGACGCCTTCCTCTACAGACTTAGGCCCTTTGACTGCTGGCATAATCTTTGGGAAGCCATGTTTTCTCATGTGGCTGATGGTTTCAGGTCTCGCGCTATCAGCAACAATGGGCCACTTCTCAGAGTCCGGAATGGTGAAGAACAGGTCTGGCGTGTCCATAATCTCACAGCCAACGCGGTAAGCTTCATGGTCAACATATATTGTGCGACCAACAACATGGCAGCGGATTAGAACAGTCGGGTCAGATGCAAAGCCCCAGTCAGCGCCGAAGCGATGCGTTGCGTCATCCGGTGTTTCGAAGTCCTCTATCTTCCAGTTGCGGAATACACGAGCCTCGCTGTTCGATGCGTAGCTGCCTAGCCAAACGTGCTTGTATTTGTCAGGGTCGCGCTCTCGATCGTATTCCATCTCCGCTTTAAGCACATCAGGGAACCAAGGATTGTCTCGGTAGTTTACCTGTGCAACCACAGCATCAGGTGGTGGCGTTTCACCACGCAGCAACATATCAATCGGGTCTGTGCTGTTCAGCGGGTTCCATGTAAACCATAGTTCGCTGTCGGGCTTACGGATTGTAGGGCGCAATAGGTCGAGCGAGCGTTGCGATAGTGTTTGCGATTCCTCCACCCAAGCGCAGTCGTAACCTTCCAGCGACTTGATGGAATCGGCTGTGTGGTTCTGCATCCCTTGAAAGATGATTAGTCCATCACCATGCCGTGACTTGATTTGGCTTTCCTGAATCTCAAAGTAATCCTGAACGCCAAGCTGTTCGATCTTTAGCTCCAACAAACGCTTGACCGACTGCGCCAGGGACTTCTGTATTTCACGGACGCATACTGTTCTGCGCCGCTGATCCATTACATGCGCCTCAATAACCATTTCCGCAAAAGCATGGCTCTTGCCTGATCCACGGCCACCATGAGCGCCTTTATAGCGACTGGGTTGCAGGAATGGCTTGAACCAGCGCGGGGTTTTAATCTTCAGAGTTGTCATCAGTCACTTCGCGCACGATGCGTGTAACCATGTTGCCAGTGATACTCAGCTTAGTCGGCTCGTTAAAGCCGTGCATTACGTTTAGCTCTTTTACGGCTGCTGTCATGCCTGTGGAAGTCTTTGCATCCTGGGCAATACGATAAGCTTGTATTAACCCTTTGACAGACATTTCGCGTGTCCATAGTTGCTTTTCGACAACCATAGCTTTCAATTCATCGACTCTTGCCCTAATCTTGCCCTCGTTAAGCATGCGCGATGCCTTGGGATAAATAGTGCTATCAGCCATGCCTTCAGCATCATAAGCCGTGCGATAAGCGTCTGCTTGGCCCATGCCATCAGCTATACACTGTGCGAATAGTTCCTGCTTTGCGGTTAGCTTAACGTCTGACATTATGCGGCCCTTTGCTTTCGATGCTTTTCGTCTAAAATCATAGGCACTGCATGGTTCCAGTTTATTTTATGATGCAGTCGCCTGTGGCTTGTTCCCATATAGGCAATCTTACAACAATCTGGAGCGGCTATAACGCTATAAAATGATTTAACGTATGTCCCGTAGGCTTTGTAAGCTTCCGTGTTGCCACCTGCATTGGATTGCGTCTGAAGCTGGACGACGTTGACCGTAGCAATTTGAAAAAATAGCTTACCTATCTTACCCTGTGACAAATATGTGTTCACATCGTCATTCATCCTACCTATGAATAATACATCATCCGCAGGGTTTTCATTAACCTTAAAGACAAAGCTGTTCATTGCCTTTCGCTTATATTCGATTGTGTATAGAGCGTTTACCCCACCCATCATCTCGCCACCTTGAGCGAACGCGATGGTTGCAGCCTTTGTTTCATCTAAGCATTTAATCATCAATTCAAGTATGCTATCCAGCTTATTAGCCGGCCTACTTTTTAACGTTTTGCCTTTAGCCCAGCGATAACGAAAAGCTGTATAGTCGTCCTCATACTCAAAGAAGTAATCTAGTCCCAATTCTCGCGCTATGTCGTAACAGGCATTACGCGCATAAACGATGACTTTGTTGCCATCGAAGTTATCCATTATGTCGAATTTTTGCTCATAATCTTTTTTGCTAAAGACAATAACCTCGTCCTTATACTTAGATTTGTATTGGCTTAGCGTCTTGTCCTCGTCATCCACGATGATGAAAATTTTGCCCGTGTAACCACAGTTACGCAACGTCTTATATGTGATGACGTTATCCGGCCTTCCATGCGAAAGGATAAAAACGGCAATATTTTTATTTGCACTCATTTTTAATTTTCCGGCTACTGTAATTATGCTTCCGCTTCAGATAGACAATCTCCTTGTCCATCTCCTCGATTTTGTCCTTTAGCTCCCAGTCATCGCTTTTGTGGTCTTCGCCAAGAAAGTAGACATCATAGTCTAAAGACACAAAAATGTCCTTATCCTTTTCGATATTCTCATAAGGGATGACCTCGTCTACCCACTTTACAGCCCTTAGTTGCATATAGCGTTCATATATTGATTGCTGTGGGCTTTTATAGCTAGGCGCACAATGCAAGCCTACAATCAAAAAGTCGCAATGCTTCTTAGCTTCCTCAAGGGATAAGACATGGCCGGAATGTAGAATGTCTGCGACCATCGGGAAGAAACCAATTTTCATTTTCTTACTTTCTAAATGTATTGAACCAATCTTATATGCTTTGCAGTTTTTTATGTGCAAACCATAGTAAGCCCTATGAAGCGGAACCTTTGGAAAATCAAAAGCAAAAAATAGCATCTTAATAGTGCCGCTATGGGCTACTATCAGAATTTTCTTATTTTTATATTTTTTTTCAGTTTCGTCTACAAATTGCTTCACCCGTTCAAAAAATTCTACTTTGCTTTCAATATTAAATTTTTTGAGCAAATTAAGGTCTTCATCTTTGAGCAGCTTTTCACTGTTCAAATGCTTACCCTCCAGCAATCCCTTGCTTAGTTCCTTTAGCCTATCATCATACAGGATTTGCGTATTTTTATGGTGACGCAATATGCTGAAGGCGGTGGACCTTGCCCGTTGCAGAGGGGAGCATAAACACAGGTCAAAAAATTCGCCCTTTAGTTCATTAGAAATTTTTGCCGCTTGCTTTACACCAGTGTAATTTAGAGGGATGTCATACTGCCCATGCATTATCCCATTCTTATTCCAATATGTTTGTCCATGACGGACAAAGGTGTAATCGTTATTCATCCTCGTCATCTTCACCAGATGGGAACATATTGCTAATTTCATCCGTTAGCTTGGCAAAGCCATTTGTTATCGCCTTATCAAAGTCGATGATAACCAACGCGCTATTCTCCATTAGCTCTTGACAGTCTGCCGAAGAGTGAGCGTAAAAATTGGCGACTTTTGCATAATCAAAAACAATATGCCGCGAAGCTGCCGCCATCAAAAAAAGCTTTTCTTCTTCACTGACATTGCTGGCCTTAATAGCAGCAATCAAATCGACTGCTTTCGTATTGTCATATAATTCTTCTACCGATGGCTTTTCACCTTGCGGCTCGTAAGTTGGTATTTTAACTTTGTCAGTGTAGGGATTATCTGCATCTCCAGATGGCTTTGTCTCTAGCAATCCATCCAAAAAGTCTTCATCAAATCCTAATATATCAAGGTTAAAGTTTTCTAGGTCGAGGTCTTCAATCTCGGCTTTCAGCATATTCATATCCCACCCTGCGTTTAAGGCAAGTTGGTTATCAGCTATCACTAGGGCGCGTTGCTGCGCTTTGCTAAGGTGGTCAAGGACAATCGCTGGCACTTCATCCATGCCAAGCTTGCGTGCTGCCAGCAAGCGCCCATGTCCCGCAATGATAGTGTTGTCGCCAGAAACAAGTATAGGGTTCGTCCAGCCGAACTCTTTAATGCTTGCTGCTATCTGTGCCACTTGTGCATCGCTGTGCGTTCTGCTGTTGGCTGCATACGGAATCAGATCAGCAACACTGCGTTGCTCTATCTTTGGTGTTTCAATCATTGGATTCTGCCTTCACTTGATCGTAGCCTTCTAGCCAATCTTTGCTTCGCTTTGCGTCTCGCGTAAGTCCGCACATCGCAGCTTCACGACCCTTTTGAAATTGAAGTATATTTTCAGCCATAATCTTGTCATTGCTTTCTACTTCAATAAGTTTTGCGAGGTAGTGCTGGCACTTCTTTAGGTCTTGCACTCCGTTCTTGTCCAGATACCTTGCTAAGTATTTTATACAATTTCCTTGAAGGTAGCCAGCAAATGCCTCTTTGGTCATCCAAGCTTCCATTGCTTCCCAGGGTTGAACGCTCTTGGATGCGTAATGGTCTCCACCTACTTGATGTAAGTTAGGATTCTCCATCTTCGTCCTCCTCATAATCAAATGGATCATAGCCCTTCAGCATTGCATCGACTGCAACCATGATAGGCCCACTGATACGAACCTTTCCAGATTCCATCTTGCGAACGCTTGTTGCGCCGTTGTCTGGCGATAGGCGGAGAGCGTCAGCCATTTCTGTTACGCTGTAGCCCATGCGGTGACGGGCAAGCTTTAGCTTTTCAGGTGTCATGCCTCTGCTCTGCTTTTTTGAAGCGATGTAACAATAGTGCTGTGATCGCGATTCATAATCCTGCCTATCTCTGTGGTGGAATAGCC